CACAGAAAATTTACTTGGCCATCTAATCCAATCGTTGATTTCTCCTACTCCATCGAGACTGACTTTATAAGATACACTCTTACAAGTTTCTAATAGAGTTTTAAGATCCAAATTTGGTAAAATTGTACCGTTTGTAGTAACAGCTACCTCAAGATTCTTTAAGTCAAATTGTCTAAGCAGTTTGATAAATTTTTCTTGACTCATCATCGGCTCGCCGCCTATTATTTTAAGATGCGTGACCTTGGTTAAATCCCAAGAAGTATAATCAAATCCATGCGCCATAACACCGGTGGCTATGATTTTTCTGTGAGTGTATTTTTCTGTCTGCCATTTAGTACTGAATTCTTCAGAACACATGACACAGGCAAGATTGCATAAATTGTCAAAGCTGACTTCTAACTGTTTGAGAGGCTGCGCCTTGGTGTCAACTGGTTGATAAAATTTTAAACTCTGTTGCCTTAGACTTTCAACTCCGCTGGCTTCATCTCTATAACATGTTTTACAGTTATCAATTTTATTTCCTGCTAACATGCTCTTGCGTAGCTCGGACCATGCGCTGGAATTTCTGGGATCTTGGTCTGTGATATTGCCAAATTCTTTGTTGTGTATAAATTTACAGCAAGGAAGAATAGTGCCGTCGGGCCTTACTGCCGCTCCAGCCCACGGATATGCACATACAGTATTAGACATTGTGAAAAATCTCTGTGCTGATCATTACATCTTTCATAGCTGACATTAATTTTTGCCTATCGGAACTCTTTGGAGTACATAGGCCGCAGCCGCAGAGATTATTAGGACACGTTATCACCGGCATTGTTTTATTAATCAAGTGGTCGCGTAGGGTTTCAACAATAGTATCTGATTCTGTTAATGTTCCTATGCTTCCTCGTTTGCTGTCGAGTGTGGCTTGACAGGTCTGGTGATGATATACCAATCCTGTTTGTTGTTCTATGTGTAAAAAGTACCAATTAACTGAACAGTGCCAATTCTTAAATTGTCTATCAGTTACTGCTTTTGCTGTTTCTTGACCAGCAGTGCTGCAAACTCCAAACTCTCTACCACCGCAACATGGTCTAGAAGTAGGAGTAATATCAATATTCCAGTTTTGTTTTAGCCACTGTTTGTGATCATCAGTGTACAAGTGTGCTTGACTGGACTTACTGTCAGGGTCATCACCTATCAGTCGAGGGATGAACTTTACATCCCATGATGATAATCTTTCACAGACTGTCTTACATTCATCGAAGTAGTCTGCATGAAACATTACATTTACCTTGACCCCAATTTCACTGCTGTTGAAAAATTTAATTCGATCAATAACACTGGTCTTGACTGAGTCTTTGGCTTCTGCATGATAGCTAACTGTCACATAATCAAAATTTTCAATCACAGCCTGTGCTGTTTTTTCGCTCATCGCGCCATTAGTGGTTAGACTGAGCTTTAGATTAAACGCATTCTTGTATGTGTCATCATACTCTTTGCGAATGTATTTTGCAAAATCAATGAATACAGGATTAACTGTAGGCTCACCACCGGTAAAGCTCACATGAAAATCTTTGTTTTTTCTATGCTGCGAAACCAATAGAATGTAATCAAACAAGAAATTTGTCGTAGCTTTTAATTGTTCTAAACTGGCATGTGAACTGAAATTATCATGTCTATGGGCAGGACAATAACTGCAATCGTAGTTGCATCTCCGTCCTAGATCCCAGGTTACAATAAACGGATCTTCGTTGACAGGAGTGATAGCAAAGATTTTATTCAATTGGTCACCCTTGTGACAAACTGATCATTGGGCTTAGAAAGATCGTTTACACCGCAGACTCTAGCGCAGGTTATTAATTTCTTGTCAGTCCAATATGGCTCCCATACCTGTTGCCATTTATCGTCGTCGATGATGCCTTTGATTCCTCGATCCACTGCATTTAGACTTTCAATGCCGCCTAGATCAGTTACAAGTTCATAATATTGATCTAAGATTTGTTTTTTAATATCGGCTACGATACTTTGAGAGCTGCTGTGATTGTAAGGTGCTGATGCAAGAAAGCAACAAGGAAACACATTCTTGTGTGCGTCTATGTAAATTTCTTTTTTAGATAATGCATAACAATCAACTGAAGTTTCTGAGTACCATTTTTTAAAGTTCTTAATGGTTTCGGCATCTATTAGTGTTACTTGATTGGTAGTCGGGGGCTCTAGATAATAGAGTGTATCACCTTCTTTATCCAGCACAGCAAATTTTAATTCCCCGATAAATCTAATAGTATTCTTAACAGTGAAACGTTGAAATCCCAATCGTTTTGATCTCGATTCTGCTTCCTCTACTTGATGCTCGTTGTGTTTGAATTTAATAAACACCCATTCTGCTATGCCACCAGCATCAATAAACAATTTGGCATTGTGTACCACACGTTCATACATAGTGCCTACTCGATACAAGTGATGTGTATCTTCTAATCCGTCAAGCGCAAACACCACAACATGTTTTTCCGGCATTGCGGAATATAAATCATTCCACCAAACTGCACTTCTTGCGCCGCCGTTGGTGTGAATTCTTAAATCAATATGTGGAGCATTATCTTTGAGATACCGACACATGGGGATGAGATCGTTATTCATCATGGGATCTCCGAAGTTACCACAGAAGTACACTCCTTCTAACTGTGCCAACGTCTCTTTATCAAAGATCGTTACAAAGTCGTCATAGGTCCAGTCAGCTATCTTTAAGTTGGGATTCTCTAATCCACCTTTATAGTTGCGAGGACACATAGGACAGGCTGCTTGGCAACGTGTGCTGATCTCTAAATGAACTGTTTTTAATTCGTTAAACTTAAACATTGCGTCCTATAATCATAAATCTTTTGTATAGAGGTAATTCTAATTCGCCTGCCCATAACACATTGATTTTAGACTGTGTTTTAAACTCGTCGAGGTCGTTGGCAATTCTTACATGTTCTAGAATATCGTAATTGTTACTCTGTAACACCAATAAAGTATTATAAGGCATGCCGCTTAACCAAAGATCATATTGTTCCTGTGTGATATGTTCGCAGCTGGTGTTGATAACAACGTCAGCATCACTGCGAATGGCACACATGTCTGCGGTCACTGCACGGAATTTGCCAGCCATTTCCTCTTTCTTATTCATCATTGTGGCAATAGGTTCACATGTAGGGTCAATGTCAACACTGCGAATATTTGTAATATAGATATCGCTTTGAAACAACATACTGGCCAATACTCCTACCCACCCACCGTGGATATCTATACTAACAAATTTGTTGACATTCTTACGTAGGTTTGTAATCAGCCATTCTTTGCTCTTGAGTTGCCCAGACCAAAAAGCATCCATGGTACGCATAGGGTCTGGACTTTGCCGTATGGCCTGCATCCAATGATGTAAATGTTCTGTATCAATCATCATAGTAAATGTGCCAATTCCGGAAATACCTCTTTGGCGTTTGTTTGTCGTATACCGTCTAGATTATTGACATATTCTTTAAAATCCGGCAACAGCTGTGTATGGTCTTCAGCCTCTACAAATTTTAAAATACTTTCCCAACGATTCCACCCATTGGGATTGTGTTTCCAGAAGTCGTCATCCTGTCTATAGTTGTCCCACAACCATTGTTTGAATTCCTCAAAATCTTTTCTCAACTGTATCTTATCTTCTTTAGAAAGAATACGTGCTGAAAGAAAGGTAGGAATATAAAGCATATGCATGTTTAGTAGGCCGCCGCCGGCTTGAATCCCAAATACTTCAAAGAAGTTTATTTTCTTAAAGTTCTTTTGTATTTTCCATTTGGCAAAGTCTATGATATGTTTGATATTGAAAATTTGCACAGCGCAGGCAATGCCTACTTTGATATTGTCTGGTGTATTATCGAGTTTTTCTAATGCCGCTTCAGTTTCTGCCCAACTCACAGGATATCGAATGTAGTGATTACGATCACCTACAGCGTCTATACTGAAAGCAAACCTAACTTCTCGAAACTTAGACCATATTTCAATGATGTCATCGTCAACCAACACACCGTTGGAATTGTATCGGACTGTGATATTGCCAGCATGTCCTCTGCGAATGATCTCCTCTAAGAACTTTCTATGCTCTTTGATCATCAAAGGCTCGCCGCCAGCAAAATACAATTGTTGTATGTTAGGAATCTGCTGAAAAATTTCTTCCCAGAGCTCCGGCTTTTCATACCATTGGTTATCAAACGTGTCTTTGTCCCAATTAATCTGTTGTAGAATTATAGGACTCTTTGTTTTAGAGATCAGTTTGTCGTAGTCTTGCGTCCATCTACTGCTGTCGTGCGGAGTACACATTACACATTTTAAGTTGCAGTTATGACCAAGTCGCAGATCGAGATACCGTATCATCGGTGGAACTACTCCGTTGGCTTCTGTATCTCTGACTAACTGTGCAAGGTCGGTGCCTTCTTCGTGCCAGTAGTAGGTTTCCCACACACGCTTGCTAACAATACCTTTTGATTCTTCTTCAAAACACTTAGAGCAACTAGATGGAATATTTCCATCAAGCATGGTAGTTCTAACTGTTCGCATGTACTTGTTATTCCATGCACTCTGCAGGGTCTCTTTGCCAAAATTTGCAGGAATACCGTCTTCTTTCTTTACTAGGCCTGCGTCCATGATGCCGTTAGTGGCCTGACTGGCGTTTGATCCACAGCACAATCTCGCATCGCCGTTGGGGCGTGTGGCTACGTGTATCCATGGTAACACACAAAAAGTAGAAGTACCTGTTTTCTTTTCTACTATTTCAATAAATTTTTTAACTTTATCAGACACGACCAAACCCCCATTGTCTTTCTTCACACCACCAACATTTGCCGCAATGGTCGTAGTACTCTAATTTCCCTACCTGTTCACAGCTACGTGTTACAGGAAATAGTGCTTCCATTAAATTCAATTGTTTATAAATTTCTGCAATCGTTTTTTTATCTTTGTTTACAAACGGTTGGTACAGAAACCCGTTGTGTTCGATTTCTTTTTTGATTGTCAGCGGATCTCTATTACTGTGCTCTGAACCTTGTGCAGCAAAGACCACGTCAGCGGGTGGGTTTGCCGTGATTGCAAAAAAGATGCAGTTGATAGTTTTGTTTTTTAGATACTCACGCGGAACATCAAACAATGTATTTTCTATTTGATCTGCTGCATAATAAGAATGTTGTATGACATTTAAATTACCAGTGAGCTGAATGCATCGTTCAATAACTTTAGGAACTATAACTGCATTGGCCCGACCCTTGCGGTCGTTTGAGAGAGTAAAAACGTGTATAGTGTCTGTGCAATTTGCCATAAGGATGTACAGCAATAGAGAACTATCTACGCCGCCAGAGCAACTGATACCAATAGGGCCATCTGGTATGTCTACCACAGTATCATTAGATAGATTTATTCTTTTCATTGTTGTTTGCAAAATGTATATTTTTCCATTTTGGGATCTTAGAATCTGCCGAACTCACGCAATTGGCAGTCTCACAATTCTGTGGACTATTAAACAATTTAAATCCCTGAGTCAATGTTCCCAAGGGCTGATCGTGACAGCTATACGATCGTTTCACTTCGTTACTTCTTATTATAACACTTTGATATCCGCTATTGCAAGTCCATTCTTGAAACTTATTAAATCCAAATGCATTAAATCTCTCTGCTTGATCAAAAAGATATTCTGCGCCGGTGTCATCATATAAAGCTATTTGATAAAGTTCTCCGTCTATTGACTGCTGTGGAAACCCTGTCTGCATGATGTGTATCATTTCATCAGTGTATCCTTGAACAATGCCGCTGGCAGTAGGATCACTCTGAGGTTTCAGTGTCACATTAATTCCACGAGCATGGAATCGTTGGCAGCGTTCATACAAAGACCAAAATTGGTCAGGCACCATTACTTGATTTATTGTGACATGTACTCGCTCGTAGATCAATTGCAGGCATTTGTCTCCGAACTCCTGCTCCTTGGCAAATTCTGCATGAAAGCTGGCTGTGATACTGCGACGTTGTACCATGTCTGTGTTGGCACACCATGTGTTCCACCACTTAGATCCGGGTGAAAGATTAGTGGTCATGTGTATGCTCTGGTACGGACTTTGAAGATCGTCTTGCATATACCGCATGAGTTGGGGCAGCTGTTTATAAGCAGTAGGCTCCCCGCCTGAGAAACTCCAGTGAAACTCATTGAATCCATTAGCCCGTGCCTGTGATTTGATTTCATCTATGGCATTGGTATATACTTCAAATGGTTGATAATCAATTTTATCACTGCGGGCATACGGCCAGCAGTATGAACAGTTGTAGTTACAGAAGCGTCCCAGAATCCAACTGATACTAAACAGTGGCCTGTCCAGCATGGTACGTTGTCCAAATCTTACTATGCGGTCAAAAGGTATCTTGGTAAAGTCGTGCGTCATATTCTGACAGTATTTAACTACAAAATGCTTGACCTTTTGCGTTTACGGTTATATACTGTATGAGTGGTCGTGAGTGGAATGGCATACCTCCGGTCCGTTGTGAAACGCATTTGGGTAAGGGCAACGTCTTAGACATCGCTTTGTAGGTTCGAATCCTACCGACCACACCA